ATCCATATCCATTCCCATCTCCATCTCCATATCTATATCCATATCCATTTCCATCTCCATCTTCATATCCATATCCATATCCATTTCCATATCCACCTCCATTTCCATATCCATATCCATTCCCATATCCATTCCCATATCCATATCCATCTCCATCTCCATCTCTACTTAATGGGCTACTCATAATATTAATTTTTAATTATTAAATTATATGGGTATCTTCCACGTCCATCTCCATTTCCATATCCATATCCATTTCCAGTTCCATATCCATCTTTATATCCATATCCAAATCCAAATCCATTTCCACCTCCATATCCATATCCATATCCATATCCATCTCCATATCCATGTCCATATCCATATCCATATCTATCTCCAAATCCATTCCCATTTCCACCTCCATTTCCATATCCATATCTATTTCCATCTCCATATCCACCTCTACTTAATGGACTACTCATAATATTAATTTTTAATTATTAAATTATATGGGTATCTTCCATCTCCATTTCCACCTCCATATCCACATCCATATCCACCTCCAGTTCCATATCCATCTTTATATCCATATCCATATCCATATCCATATCCATATCCACCTCCATATCCATCTCCATATCCATATCCATCTCCATATCCATCTCCATATCCGTATCCATATCCATCTCCATTTCCATCTCCATATCCATTTCCATATCCATTTTCATATCCATATCCACGTCCATATCTACTTAATGGGCTACTCATAATATTAATTTTTAATTATTACATTATATGGGTATCTTCCATATCCAAATCCATTTCCATTTCCACCTCCACCTCCAAATCCATCTCTATCACCATATCCATCTCCATCTCCATCTTCATATCCATCTCCATATCCATATCCATTTCCATCTCCATCTCCATATCCATATCTATATCCATCTCCATCTCCATCTCCATCTCCATCTCCATATCCGTATCCATCTCCATATCCATCCCCATCTCTATCTCCATATCCATGTCCATCTCCATATCTAATCCCACGTCCATCTCTATATCCATATCTATATCCACGTCCACCTCTACTTAATGGGCTCCTCATAATATTAATTCTTAATTATTAAATTATATGGGTATCTTCCACGTCCACGTCCATATCCATATCCATTCCCATTCCCATCTCCATATCTATATCCATATCCATATCCATCTCCATTCCCATTTCCATTCCCATATCCATATCCATATCCATATCCATTCCCATTCCCATGTCCATCTCCATATCCATATCCATTTCCATCTCCATGTCTATATCCATATCCATATTTACTTAATAAACTATTCATAATATTAATTTTTAATTATTAAATTATATGGGTATCTTCCATCTCCATTTCCATCTCCAAATCCATCTCCATCTCCATCTCCATCTCCATCTCCAAATCCATATCCACCTCCATATCCATTTCCACCTCCATATCCATATCCATATCCATATCCACGTCCATTTCCATATCCATCTCCATATCCATCTCCAAATCCAAATCCAAATCCATATCCAAATCCATATCCATTTCCATATCCACCTCTACTTAATGGACTACTCATAATATTAATTTTTAATTATTAAATTATATGGGTATCTTCCATCTCCATTTCCATCTCCAAATCCATATCCATTTCCATTCCCATCTCCATCTCTATATCCATATCCATATCCATCTCCATCTCCATCTCCACGTCCATATCCATATCCATATCCATCTCCATATCCATCTCCATATCCATGTCCATGTCCATATCCATATCCATCTCCAAATCCATTCCCATTTCCACCTCCATTTCCATATCCATCTCCATGTCCATCTCCACGTCCACCTCTACTTAATGGGCTACTCATCTTAGTGTTGTTCCCTTGAAGGTATATAAGTTAACACTTGATGCAATGGAGTAGACGGCAGTAATAGGGAAAAGGGTTACTGTATCTTGCTCAAATTGATCTAATATAACCGTTGCGTCTTTGGCACCTCTTGCAACCCCTGGCATCCCTTTAGCTCCGGCAAAACCCCCAAATAATGCTGATTTATCGAGTCCTATAAAACCTTCTTGTGCCTGAACCTCATTACCGAAATAATAAAATCCTCCTGCAACCGTTAAAATCTTCCAGTTCATACGAAATTAATAAAAAATAGATTATATAATTAATTTATCTTGCCTTTGATAACATTCTCTCTTGAAATAAAGTCTACAATACCTTTTCTGATTACCTTAGTTTTGTCAGTCTTAATTAGCTCTCTACTATTATGACTATTCAATGCCTCACTAAATTGTCGGAACATATCATCATTTAGTTTTATCGCGATTCTTCGTATTCGATTCATTATTAGATTAAAACTAAGTTAAAATGGTAGACCACTTTGATCTAACGCTTTTGCCACTCTTTTGCTATTGTCTGGTTTATTTTGTGATGAATCTACAAAATTTCCTGTATTACTTCTTAAATATTCCTCATCTTTTACCTTTTGCTTCGATGTCATGGGGATAAAGTAAGTTTTATCGCCTGATTTACTCTTTTTTATTTCCATGTCAAATTCGCTATCCATAAAGAATTCCTTGTTAACACCACCTTTAGCAATTTTTCTAATCTCATACCCCTCTTCACCCAATTTCGTCTTGATTGCCTCCTTTAGATCCCACAAAGTAGACGCTGGTATTTCAATTCCATCCGCACCCTTAAATCCACTATACAATGGATTCTTATATTCCCCTGTACTAGTCTTTGCTAAACTCTGTCGTACATAGCTAAAGAACTCGTTGGATACCTCTTTAAACTTGATATCAATGTACTCGTAACCCTTTTCCTTATCTTCCACAATGTCGTAACCGGTTATTTGTAAAGTGTAAACTTTACTCTCTATATTTCCCTTTTTTTCCATATCTTGACTCAAATCGTACATAATTAAACTTTAAAAAATTAAATAGCGTTGGTATTTTTCATGAACTTGAACTTTATCTGTGTCTTTTCGCTAAAATCTATACCTTGTTCTTTTGCATATAAATCAATTAAATATCTGTCGTAAATCCTATCTCTATCGTGAACTAATGGACTTACTCTAACTACTCCTGTTTGTAGATGCCATAAAGCTAATCTAAAAGCTTGGTCTAAATTGTCAGTATTCATATACCAACGACTTTTATTCATGAAATAGCTATATGCGTACATATATAGTTATTAAAAATTAAAATTTAGGATATCGAATGCTAGATTTACTAACCTTCATATACTCATCTTTTTCAGTCAGAGATCTAATCTTATCCTTAGCTTCTTGGTATTCCATTTGTTCTTTCATAGTTGCATTATTGGTAAATAATTCCTCGTTAAATCTTGGAGTACCTTTTTGAATGTTCCAAAAATTCATAAACTTGGCATCTCCTCTTTCAATCGCTGCCTCGATGTGATCCACTAACCATTTATCAATTTGCCCCTCAACTGCTTCTATCTCCCGTCTTTTTACATTGAGTATTGATTTCTCTGTGGATAACTCTTGCGGAGTAGTTTCTTTAGTTAATATTGTGCCAGTCAAGGGACTAACTATATCTTTTAATTTTACGTAATGCTGTGTATCCATAGATTTATTGATAATATATAAAAAACTATTTAATATAGTTAAGCAATTTTTTTCCTGTTTCCTGCGTAATCATTTCCCCGGTTTTACTGAAAAGGTTAGTTCTATCTTTTTCCGGTATCCCATAGCCCGGCTTAGAATTATCAAAGTCCAACACTGTGTCAAATTCATAATCTAACCCATCTCTTTGTTGTAATTCCATACCTTTCTTTATTACTTCCTTTTTCCCATCGTCTTTTGTTGACATCTCGTAAGCTTGCTTAGTTCTACCTGTTAATATTACGTGCATATCATTCCCAAAAAAGATTTTATTAATTAGAGACTGATATAACTGATTTCCTTCAGTCCATGATCTATAACTATTACCTTTATATTTAGTTTGAGTTAGATTGTTGACTATATCTAGTATTCCACCAACCCCCATCCAACTGTGACTAAATGAATCTATGATTAGAACCTTATAATCTTCCTGCTCAACAAGTTCTATTAATTTAATGTATCGTTCTGGATTATGATCGTTACTCGTTATTAGGTTATAGTCAACAACATCAAAATCAAAGTCTTTTGCATTGTGGGTAGAACTCATTTTTTCAGTGTCTACAAGACAGATCTTGCCTCCTTCTGCTAGTTCTTTAGCTATAATTAAAGAACTACGTGTTTTTCCTGAACCCGACACTCCTCTTAATAGTAAACGCCATTTCTTTTGTTGTAATGCTGCTTTTTGAAAGGGACTGTTCATATTCATTTGCGATAAAAATTAGAATAAAACTCATTAGCTATCTTAATTGCATTCGATAATCCAAGTGGTGTTGTATCTCTAAAATACATACTACTTTCCGAAACAAAATTGGATTTCTTATTCTTTCTATTAATAAACCCTAATCTATATAAAGATATTGTATAAAATGATTTATTCACAATAATGTCTATACTTAATCTCATATTCTTATAATAATATATGTCGATCCCTGTAGTTGTGTCCAATTTTTCTGTAAAATCTGCTATTGTTAATTGTTTCATTCCTGTTAAATAATAGATATTGACCTTGCTTGTTGCGCCTACCTTGTATTAGATGCTTCCATGATTCCAGTTTTCGTTCCCCCACTATCCAAAATGAATCAATAAAGTCTAAGACATTGAACGGTTTCGGATGATATTCTTTATAATGTTGCATATAATTTCTATTATTTGGTCTCCTATAAGTATCCCCACAATAGGTGTAATAAATAAATATAACAACATGTCAAGCATTAGGGTCATAAATATCTACCATCCTTCCCATTATCATCAAATATCGTTCCTTTTAACCCTGTGTGATTATTTGGATTTTTTTTCTTGGCTTCTAATGTGTAGTAATCCCTTCTTGACTCTTCTAGCATCTCTGCTAAATCTTCTTGGCTTATTGGGAACGTGTCAGTTAACTTGTTAGCCAACAATACTAATTCTTCAACAATATCATTTAGATCCTGTAGAGTTGTCATTTTAGTTTGAGTAATAAGTATTATACATATCAGTTTCTATGTATTGCGCAAGCTCATATAATTCATTATCGTTCTGGATTCCTGCTGATTCTAGGTGAGCTGTAATTAATTGTATAATTTCTGGTCTTTTATAAGTCACTATCCCAGTTATATCAGTTTCTAGGTAATGCTTTGGAATATAATTTGTACATTCGATCGGGTAGGTCTTCAACAATCTTTCTGCGATTTTTATTATCTTTGTCATGGGCATAACTGAAAATTAATATACTATATCTTATCATTAATACCTTTCTTTGTCAAGTCTTTGTATGCCTTTCCTTGGATATGTTAAACTGTTCACACCCATTCGAGTGACTTCATGTCATGGGCACGAATGGGTTATTTAATACTCATTGCTTTACGTCTTCGCTCAATCCTAACAATTATCGCTAATATATCGTTTGGTGTGCCCCTGCCCATCTTTACTTGTAGAGCGTTCATTAATTTAGCTAGAAGTTTAGATTTAATTCGTTTTTTGATGAATCTACTTTCGATTAGATTAGCATCTTTCATTTGTTGTTGTAGATCTAGTATTTGTGGATTGTACGCACTGCCTGTTGCTTGGTTCATATGTTTTAATTAATTAAAATATTAATAATTATCACTCTGGGTTTGTTCGAACTGATCAATTACAAAATCAGGTAAAGTATACAATTCAAACATTAACGACCTGAAAGTTGGCTTCCTTATACCTTCAATCATTGGGCTTGTTACTACTATTCTATACCCATACGCCTGATTTAAATAGTTTTTAAGAGTGTCTTCTTCAATACGCATTTCTAAACCCTGTTTCTTACGAAGCTGTAGCATGGCTGATTTAACTGTAGACCAATGCACATATAATTTCTTGTTTGTTCCGTAATAGAAATGTTGACCGTTTATGATTTGATCTGTTTTAACTAGTGTTATAAAATCTTCCCAAAATTTAATAACATGCGATGCCCCTTCCTTGCTTTCCGAATCTTCGTCAAGGAATGTCCAAATTAACTGTTCAGCATTAAGATCGCTCTTTGCATCAATTAATATCAACTTTAAAAAATATAACAATATTGCATAAATTGTTACAATCCTACTGTCTTTAGATGGAAATATCAAAAGAAGTGCTTTCATCTCTTTTGAAATGCCTTCTCTGAGTTCTTGTTGCTTAGTTATTGTAGTACCCATAATCCACTTACTACCAATTACATGCAGGTCTTTTTCAAGATTGACAAGCTCGTTTTTGCCCTCGAAATTTTGCTTTGCTTTACTTAATGTAATATTAATAAATCTTTCTCTAGTAGCAATATCAGAGCTCATTGATTCTCCAGAAAGAATAAAAGTTGATGTACAAATTGTTGTTACTACATCCTTAGCACTATCAAGATCTGCTTTTATAAACGGAGATCTATTAAATGCAGATCTTAAAAATCCTTCAATTTTCTTTCCGGATTCTTTATTGTCCGAATACTCATCTAACCAATACGGTAAATCGACCATCATAGTGGATTTTCTCAAGATTCCCACCGAAGTACTTGAAGGTATTCCGTCACCGTTCGTATCTATTCCCATCACTTTTAGAAGAGTTTTGCAAAAGAAATTTTTACCGCTGCTCTTTTCACCTACTACTAATAGAAATGGGAAAAAATCAAAATATCTGATAATTTCTGTTGCATGCAAACTAGCACGTAAAAAGGTTAAAGATATCAGACCCTCATAACTATCGTTTAAACTTTTATAGGATGCCGAAATGAATTTTTGCAAGATGTTCTCGTAATTTGAAACATCGTTGGTTGTAAGTATAGGTATTGAATTAAGCTTATTATCTAATTTATAATAACTACCTGCAAACTTAAACCCGTCTTCACTTAACCCGATAACAGAAGCGCCTACATACATGAAATTATTGGTTACAAAATTCACTGGACTCGATTTACCTAATTTTTCGATCATTTTAATTTTAGTTGGCTTAGTTGCAAATACTAATTTAATGAATTTTTGGAAATCCTCATTATTACCATAAAAAAAGAACTCCCCTCGCGATGCTATTTTTTCCTTGAATAAACGAAGATCTACGGATTCTTTGTTAGTTAGCTCAACTATTTTGGTTTCGACGCCATTTGATAGCTCTAAGCCTCGAATTATGGCATCTTCTTTGCGTATTATGTATTTATAAACAGCCTCGAAATTCTTTTTAGTTGCCATTTTGTTTTTGCTAAATCAGTAAGGTACTAAAAGTAGCCAACAATCTCTTAAAGCGGTTAAACTTGAAGTTTGTTGATTGATGACTACTTTCAATATCTTGTATTTGAATGAAATTGCATATTTTTAACCGCTTTATTTATTTCCTTAATCACTCTATTACAATTTTCTAATAAAGTCAAATAGCTTTTAGATTGTAGTAATTGTAGTAGATAATATATGTTCAGAATTAAGGATCTCCTTATCTATATACACATACTACAATTAATACAAATACTATATATATATATATATACATATACACTAATATGTATAGGGGGGTATATGTTTCCAAAAAGGTGTATTATTTGTAGTATGCTGATTGGTAGGGCGAATCCGTGTATTATTGGTGTATTATAAGCGTAGTAATTACTACATTGCCTCTTTTTTCCCCAAATTTGGTTTCTTTGATAACTAGGCATATTTATTGTGTCAAACTAACCCAGCTTTAATCCTTCTAATGCCAGAACTGCTGCTTTCTTCCTTGAAAATTTTGAATTTCTTATCACCTTCTCCAATTTCTTTTGTATTCATAACGTGCGGTCCACCGCAGAATTCCATTGAAAACGCATTTGCTTTGAGTACTGGAATCATTTGTTTTTGTACAACAGTTCCTCCATTTTCTTGTTGCATATAATTTTGCAAAATATCGATTGTGAATTGTGATTCTAATTCTTGTTCTCTTGTAAAAGGTTTCAAAACAAAATAAATAGAAACCATTGGTGGATATTTTTGTCCGGATTCCATTTGAGCACCTAACTGTTCTGCATTATTCTTGTCCATATGTAATCGAACCACGGGCAATTCTTCTTGGATTTTTTCATTCACAAGATTTTCAACTTGTTGAATTTCTTCAGGTGTCAATTTGCGATTGAGATTGAAGTCGATTCTTAATCTTTCTGAAGTAATATTACTTCCACGTTGTTTAATGTTGGGATCAATAATCTTTTGCAAAGCAGCTAAAAGTAAATGGTGAGCTGTGTGTAGCCTTGTTGTTTCAACATTAGTATCTGCCAATCCGCCTTTAAATTTCTGTTCAGCGCCAGATCGAGACTTCTCTTGGTGTTTTTTCATTTCTACTTCAAAATCTGATTCAGGAGAAGTAAAGTCATTTTCAGAAGCGAGTTCTTTGATAAGTTCAAATGGAAACCCATAAGTTTCATAAAGCTTAAAAGATTTTTCTCCGTCAAGAAAATTTCTATTTGGAGTGTCAGATTTTTTAATACTTTCAATCAACTTATAGAATTCTTTTTCACCAGCAACCAAGGTTTTTCTAAATTTAATTTCTTCTTTTTCTATTTCATTCAAAATGAAAGTTTGCTTATCTTCTAAATGAGGATATGCCTTTTTCATGTAGTCAATGACATTAATTGCTAAATCTTTTGCAAAGTTATTTTCAATTCCAAGTTTATGAGCATAGCGCACCATTCTTCGAATCAATCTTCTTAGAATATATCCTTGGTCTTTTGATGAAGGCACCACCCCATCGGCTAAAATGAATGTAGCAGATCGCACATGTTCAGCAATAACTCTAAATGCCTTAGTATCTTCATTAATTTCTATACCACCTTTATAGTTTTTTCCTGATAACGATTCAATACCTTTGATTATTGATTGAAATAAATCTGTAGCGTAGACGTCAATAGTGTTTTGTGTAGCCATTATTATCCTGTCAAATCCTCCCCCAAAGTCTATATTTTTCTTTTCAAGTGGAATGTAATTTAAATCATCATCTAATTTATATTGCATAAAAACATTATTTCCTATCTCTACAAATCTTCCGGAGTCATCATTTATATGATATTTATCTTGATCTCGTTCTTTTACTCCAATATCATAGAAAAGTTCTGAACTAGGTCCACCCAATTCATTTTTGCTATGAGCTCTTTCCCACCAATTTGCCTCACGACCGTAAGGATAAATTCTGTACTTCCATTCATTTCCTTCATCTAGATTATTCGGGATTTTTGTTATATCATCACAAAATTCTACCTCCATATTGCAAATATCTTTAAAAGCTTTTTTCCATAAGTCTATAGCTTCGTCATCTCTTGGCACAACTTCATCGCCTGCCCATACTGTAATATATAATTTTCTTGGATCAAGCCCGAATTTATTTATATATAAATCTAGGCACCAGGGGATTTGTTCAGCTTTTGTGAAATCACCTAAAGACCAATTGCCAATCATTTCAAATAAGACTAAATGCCTATTATCTCCCACATCTTCAATGTCTTTTGTGCGTATGCATCTTTGGACGTTATGGACTCTTTTTCCTAAAGGATGTGGTTGACCAGATAGGTAAGGAACTATCGGAAACATTCCTGAGTTTACGAATAGTAATGTAGGGTCATTTAGTGGAACTAGTGATGCATTAGGAATGACTTTTGAGTTTCTTGGACTTTCTTGCCAGAATTCTAAAAATGCTTTCCGAATTTCGAGGGATGTTTTCATATGAGTTATTTAATAAATAAAAAGCCGTCCTCTTTTTTCCCCAAATATTGTAAAATTACTGATTATATGTCTTTCTTGAATACCAGCCATACTTTTCCCACTTTCAAACCCTTTAAACTGCCCCTTTGTAGTCTTTTTTTCAGACTCTCTGCTTTGATATTTGTTTGTTTTTCTGCCTCTGTCAATGTCATGATCCCGAATATTTTAAAAAGCTTTTGTATTGTCATAGAATTTGTAAATTGATTGAAATATCAGATCGGTTGTGTCTATCTGATAAATCAAATTAAATAAAATTGATTGAAATATCAGATCGGTTGTGTCTATCTGATAAATCAAATTGATTAGAATCCACTTGTAGTCTAAATACGGTTAGTCAATATCGCTCTGTAATGCCCCTAAATGGCTTTCAATTCTTTTCTAGCGATGATATGCACTTGCTGGGTTAGAGTGGTCACAAGGTGTATCAAGGCATTATTTTTAGCTATACTTAACCACTACCACCATTATTACAAGGTAATTATTGTAATAATAATGAAAATAATTACAACTGCCGTTATCACAATCGCCCAAGTCGCACCGACTCTATCCCTTATTACATCATACTTATCATCAATATTTTTATTCTCAAACATTATAATTTTTTAAATAAATAAATTAATATTAAAATGCAAATAACTTCAACATAGCTAAAATCTAATCCCAGTATAGATAAAGTGGATTTCATAATTATAATTATAATTATAATCATGGTTATAATTATAATTAATTTAGTTACTGTAATTTTCATGGTTTTTTTTTAATAAATTAAAATGGTAAATCATCTGGATCTATTACTTTTTTTTCTTCAGTATCGTTATTTATATAAAATTCAAACACTTCTGTTTTTAAACCCTTCATATTCTTAGTTAATTCCTCAAAACGCTTTAAATTCATTCTTTTTAATGCCATTTCTATAACAACCATGCTTTCTAGTATTTGTTCCAACTCGTATTTGCTGAATCTTTTTAGCCTGTTTGATCTATCCATATTATTTTGAGCTGTATAATTTAATTTTGCATCTAATGCATTTGGTTTCTTGTTGCGTTTCATATTTGTCATAGCTAATAATTTTTATCGCTTTCTTGTTTGGTTTATGAAGTCCCAAGAAGCAAAGTAAAACACCTAATTCTTTTTTCATAGTCTTAAGGTAATAATTAAATTAATCCGCGGTCTGCATGAATTTGTTGTATACTTTTAATACTTGTTTTTTATCGAAATTATAACCCTTAATCGCTGCTTGAAAGCCGATATCTTGCAAGCCGTCAAAAGAATATTGCACTTCGTAATTGTTCAATTCTCTAAGTATTATTTTTTTTGCGTTGTTGTTAGCCTTGTCTCTTTTTATTTGTTGGCTTGTTATTCTTCGCATTCCATCACGCATTGCATCATAATTCTTAACTAAACAAAACATACCCGCCCCGCAATTCCTCACTTTGTCCCCCTCATTGATTAAGTGTTTTATTTTTTTGATTCCTTTTTTTAATTGCTCATTATTGAAAGCAAAAAATACCCCATTTTCTTTAAGTAATTTGTTTATCTCTAATTCTTGTTGTTTGTTTCTCATAGTTTTAATTTAATTGATAAAATATTCACTTTTTTTAATGAGTTGTACGCAAAAATCGTACAACTCGCTATCTTCGGTTTCTAATTCTTTTCCATTTTTGTTTAGCAGTTATAACTAATTTTATAAGCATTCTCTGTAAAACTTCCATTTTTTTTATCTCGTTCTTCGTATTCTGCGATAGCCCATTCCGCTTCATATCGCTGATTGAAATAATCAATCACATTAGATTTTGAGTCCTGTGTGCTGAACTCGTCTAAATGTACAATTTCAGGATTGCTTCCGTCAGCTTGATCTTTTACGCCCACAACCTCATAATGGCTAACCTCATTTTCTATCCACTCCTCGCATTCTTCAAGCGTATCAAAGGTTTTTTCTAATGCGCCATCTCCCACCGTATCGTATATGTTATATACCTCCACTTCTTCCAATCCCTCCTTAGTATATCTGTCTCCCTTTTCTTTTTTAATTTCCCAGTTCCCTCTATCCTCTTCAAGGTTGCTTTCCATCGCTTCATCCGCTTCTTCGTATGTATCGTACTCTTCGAAAACATCGCCATCTAAACTTAATCCGTATTTCATATCTGTATAAGTAATAAATAAATAATAAAATTAATCTCTAATAAAGTAAGAACCTTCAACTTCTCCTATATCTCTTAGTGTTTTGTATTTTTTTCTAAACTCTTTGTATTCTTCTTTAGTTACTTCCTCTATTAAATCTACTAATCCTATTTGCCCATTCTCTGTAGTTACATAACCTTGTGAACCTTCCGAAACAATTCCATCCAAGTCTTTTGTGGATACTAAGATACTAAAGAAAGTATCTTCTCCATCCTGTAATACTTCGCTTGTTTTGTAGTATTTCATATTTGTTTTTGATAATAAATAATAAATTTCAGAACTCAAGTAAGGTAGGAACTACTTAACTCGTACACTCATCTAATTTAATAGTTTGTTGTGCAGTCTTTGTGTTTCGCTCTTTGATCCTTACTTGTTAATGTTCTAATGCTATTATATCCCGATATCGGGACAATGTCAAGTGTTTTATTGCTTTTCTTTTTTATTTGTATTACTATATATATATATATGAAAGACACAGGTGATTTAACAATATTAGAGCTGCGCAAAAAAAATTGGGGATTGACTGACGCCGTGCTGGCGAAGTTGTTGGAGGCTTTCTCTTTCGATTACACAATAGACGAAGCGTGCGCTTACGTCTGTATTAGTACTAATACATTTTGCCGGTGGAATAGGCAAAGTTCGGAATTCCGCGACAGAATGACTAATGCTAAGTCCTTTATGGGCATGACAGCGAAAGCAAATCTATACAGAGCCATTAAAAGGGACGGATCCGTTCCCGATTCCTGGGAATATCTAAAACGACGACAGAAAGAAATATACTCCGACAGACAAGAACTGACGGGGAAAAATGGCGACACATTAGAACTAAACATTTTTAATATTCTAGTTGCAATACAAAAAAATGAACCCAAAACGATAGAAGGAATGCAGGCAATCCCTGCGGATTCGGAGGAAAACACTTGACATTGTCCCGTTGTCGGGATATAATAGGACTAGAAAGTAAGGATATAAAGAAAGAAAACCAAAGACTACGCAATAAGTTATTAAATTAAATGAGTGTACGAGGCAAGTAATTCCTACTTTACTTTCTTTTTATATTGTTATTATTTAAAAGATGGACTTAATCCAGATTGAGAGAAGAAAAAAATTGAGGCAGGAAATGGGGAAACTAAGCACGATAGATTACATCCAAGTTGTTTTATTTGTTGTATTTGTGTGGGTGATGTTGATTGTAATCTTAGTTTAATTATTTATCAAAAACAAACTATGCCACTAGAAATAATTGATGCAGATAAATTTGTGCTAGAGCAAGTCTTTAGACCCTATCAAAATATGCTTGGTGTAGAAAAGAGATTTGAAAAACAGCCATTTACTAATCAGAAAACTATTGAAATGCTGAAAGAAGATACCGAGTGGTCAAGAGCAGTTATTAACAGAATTAAATTCTGCAACTTTATCTGCAATAAATGGGTGAATCATCCAGTACTAAATTATTTAAATATAACTAAAAGAGACTAATCTTAAACCATTTAATTAATTATTATCAAAAACAAATGGGAAAAGAAACATTAAAAGACAAAATAATATTATGGTATTGGCATCAAATGAGCAAAATAATGAACTACACATTGAAACATCATGGATATGATTTCGGAATTTACTATATGTCGGAGTTAGATAAAATATACTCAGACCATAAAGACGAGATTAAAAGAGACTAATCAAATAATTAATTATTATCAAAAACAAATATGGAAACGCAAAAATTACAGGCTACAGCATTGCAAAGAATTCAATATTTCAAAAATGGAGCAGACAAGGACGGAATAGAGATAGCAAGCCAACAGCATTTGATGTTTGCCTATGAATATGTTGCAATGGCACTAAGGCATGATCTAGGAAGTTTAGCAGATGAGTATCTGGATAAGGAGATAGTACCGTATTTTAAAGATATTGCTAGGAAACTAAGCCAAGAAAGCTAATGTGATATAAGCTAGCAGTAGGACGTGGAAATGTATTAATAAGCTTATCTGTACACATTATCTTTATGTGATGGTCATGTGATTGAACATTCTAAACACGCAAGCATTTGTGGAGTCAACGGGGTACGATCCCGTGTCACCTAATTCTGAATTAGGCGTACTACCTGCTGTACTATGACCCCTTAACAGTGAATGCTTACGTGCTCTATAGTGTTCAATTTATAATAAATTTTATTTATCATTAAATTAATATGAGCAAATACCAAGATCGTATAACAGACGCTGCGAATAAGCAGGCATCCGAACAAATTATGACTTACGTCAAGACGTTAATAGAAAACAAAATGCGAATTGTAGCCCAAGAATGCTACTTAGCATGCTTAGCCGTAGAATCGGGAGAGGGTGAATGCGCAAGAGCTATTGCAACTCAATTTCCTGATTTAATTATTAGAATTAGTGGGAAAATAGTGAATGGTGGTGATACGAAACCGTATAGAGATTAGTGCCCTGTTATAATTAAAAGATGACAGAACAAGAAACATATAACGAAATTAAGTCAAAACTAAGCAACCGTGCATGGCGACTTAATAACCTGTATTGGATCGTGGACGAAAGAGGTCAAAAGATTAAATTCCGGCTTAATTATTTCCAAAAGTGGTTGCTTGAAAATCTTTGGTATTTCAACGTAATTCTAAAAGCCCGACAGCTAGGCATGTCAACCTTTATTGTCATCTTCATCACCGATGCTTGTCTATTCTATGCGAACAAGACAGGCGGCATTATTGATATAACTCTCGACGATGCAACGTCGAAATTAGATAAAGCTCGGTTTGCGTACAACAACTTGCCTGACTATATTAGACAAGGAATTAAATTAGACAAAGACAACACGCAAGAACTAAGTTTTAGCAACGGTTCAAAATTAACTGCGGATACTACATTTAGAGGGGGTACACTACAATATTTACATATATCCGAGTACGCGAAGATCTGCAAATTAGAGCCAATAAAGGCAAAAGAGATCAAAACAGGGGCTTTGAATGCCGTTGCAGTTGGACAAATGGTATTTATCGAGTCCACCGCGGAAGATGGGGAAGGTAATTTTTATGAAATATGCAAACGCGCCGAAGACATGTCTAAAATGTCGATAAAGCTCAGCGCCTTAGATTTCAAGTTCTTTTTTTTTCCATGGTGGAAGAATCAAAGTTATTCGCTAGCAGCTCCTGTAGATTTTGTCTCTAGTAGTAAGAGTATTGACTATTTCAATCAATTGGTTTTGAAAAAGGTATTATTAACAAGAGATCAGAAGTATTGGTACACCAAAAAGTATGAATTATTAGGTGAAGATATTAAGAAAGAGTATCCATCTTCGAGTGAGGAAGCGTTCGAGGCGAGCACTGAAGACAAATATTACAAGAAACAGATGCTCGAACTTAAATACGCAAAACGTATAACCGAATTCGCTTATGAGCCTGCGTTAGATGTTAATGTTATTTGGGATCTTGGGATAGATGATAGTGCAGCGCTAACTTTTGTGCAGATATCAGGTAAGGAGATAAGGGTTATTGATTATATAGAAGAATCGGGAGAGAAGATAGAGTTTTATATTTCGCTTCTCAAAGAAAAAGGGTATCGTTATGGTGTCATGGTGTTACCGCACGATGCCAACAATAGGTCATTACAAACAGGAACGACAACTTATGAAATAGTGACTAGCTATGGCTTCAAATGTGTAGTAGTTCAAAGAACTGACATTGAGATAGGAATCAATTTAGTTCGCAACATTTTGCCGAACATGTGGTTTATAGAATCAAAGACGGGGGATATTGTTGAGCATTTAGAGCAATACGCTAAGAAGTGGAGTGAGCAATTAGGCAGGTATACAGGACCAAAGCACGATCATCATTCACACGGCGCAGACACTATCAGATATCTAGCGATGTGGTATAAAGATATAAGTAAGGAGTCATCTACTAAGAAGAAGTTCGCCATTATACGAAACAAATATAGACCAGCAGGTGGAAGTTAATTTATATTTGTGCTACTCTTTGTTATATTTTTTATTATTCGATATGGAAATATATTATAAAGTGAGCAACACTTCACATATACCAGTTTTGAGGTCTTGGATTAAAGGGTTTTTAGCAGAAGACGAGATGCAAGATTATGAAGAATTCAAAAAAACACCACAATATTTGGGGCATGATGAAAAGAGTATGGAGATCAGAAGGAAGGTACCTGAATCATTAAAAGCAAAACCTTTTTTCAGTCGAATGAAGAAAAGTGTTGATGTTTCCGTAATCAATCCCGAAACTCAGGATTGGATGGTAGATAGAAGATGGTCATTGGGTCCTAGTTTAGATGCTTTGAAGGTGGCATCAATTTATGCATTAAATGAGGTTGTTGAGAAATACAACATAGTTCATAACAGAAAGGCAACTAGGGACGAGTTAATCAATTTAATTACAAGTACTTTTGGTTCTAACACAGTAATCATGACAGACAAGCAGTTGGAAGCTACAGGATTGCGAGCATTAGAGAAGAAGGAGATTATCCAAAAGGCAGCGCCTGAGTTAGGTATTATGCAGGTCACAATATTAACTACAGGATTACTAGACATTATTGAAATTGATCCAGTAGATGAAACAAATAAAGTAGATGAGGTCAAGCAAGTGATTGCACCAGTAAGCGCAAAAAAGCTTATAGTGAACAAAAGTGAGACAGTCTCGGCAGAGCTTGAAGCATTAGAGAGCATGACTGATGAGGAGTTAAAGGATTTCGCTGAAAGATCTAAAATTGATATGGGGGATGGGAAAAGAGAAACACTGATTGTAAATTTAGCTTTAATGTTTAATGAATGAGATGTGATTATTGTAAGAACAATTTCCAAGACAGTCTAGTTTTTACGATTATATGGAATGAAAAGAGAATGAGGGTATGCCCAAAAGATTTTGAATGGATATATAAGATAGAAATTGACAAGGCGAATATATCAAAAAAAGACGCAGTGATTGCAGGTGTTGACGATGCAAAGGATATTAAAAATTTATTAAAAAAAAGATGGCTACCGGAACTACTAGGGCGGTTATAGAAACTATAGAATTAGAAGGTAATGAGATGGAAATACTAATGAAAGTATTGCGTTTTTTGCGTGCTTGGGAATTTGGCGAGATGAATATAAATATAGCATCTTCCATTAATAAATACACCAAGGAAGTTAAGTCTAAGAGTATTATCATAAAGATGACGGATAGTAAACAATATATAATTAAAACTTAAACTATATGCCATTAGTTGAGACAAAAGCATTGCCAGCAGACTTTTATAAACAGTGGGTTAAGAAACACAACTTGAAGGTGAGTGGAGACACGCAGGAGGAGTTCGACGCTGTAAAGTTAGTTAGAGATAGATATGATGCTTCCAAGGTTGCTAGGCAGAATAATTGTTATTGGGATTTTTATGCTGATATTGCGACGGGCATTTCAGGTTCTACGGGGGGGGATTGGACAAGAAGGTGGGATTTACAAGAAAAGACAATAATGCCTGCTTATGCCAAATCATCAGGTGACGATTTTTATAGTAATATTAAATCTCCGATGACGTTGGGAAGAAAGAACGCCTTTGTAAGTCAATTCAGAAAGATCAATTTAGGGTGGGATGCTAAGCCCACATCTGACAAAGACATTGACAAGGATATAATTGTCTCGGCATGTTTGGATTATTTATGGAATACTGCCGACATCAAAATGCAGACTGTGTTGTGGGCAGGAGATGCTTATACACATGGTTCGGCATTCTTGCGTACAGTAGAGACTAGAAATACCTATAAAAGAAAGAAGATTAGAGAGCCTAAGGATGAGAAAGAAAAGGCATTGGTTGAGAAGGGGAAGTTATTTTGGGAGGATGATGAAGATTACACAGAGAGGAAGATTACCGTTGAATTCACTCCAATCAGGGAGTATTATCCCGATCCAGAGGCTAGGTGTCAGCATGGTGATCATTATTTTGCCAGATGGGGGATAAGACGACGTGTAGTCAGTCTTGATACTTGCAAACTTCAATACGAGAAAGATCCAAATGCTAAAAATGTATCAAAGATCAAACCTACATCATCTTATGTTAATGATGGTGATTATGAATTTTTCAGGAAACCACAAGATGTAGTTGATGTAGAGGCTGTAGAAATCTTAGAGATGGAAGATATGATAAATGATAAATATGTAGTAGTGGCGAATGATATAGTTATTCTCGAATTACCGTTATCTATTATTTCACCTGATTGCAAGTTAACTTATCATAAGATTGACTATATTAAAGTGGAGGGTCAATATTATGGAATGGGTGGGGCTGATATATTGATGAATCCGCAAGCGGCACAGGAGATCTTGGGTAACATGTTTAGAGATTACATGTATAGAACTTACAATCTAAAATATTTAATTGCCGGAGATGTACTCGGTGAGGTTGAAGAAGGAATGTTAAGATCAGATTCTATGTTTATCCCTTTAAATGTTGAGAAGGGTGAAGCTCTAGGCAGTAAAATTCAGCAAGTAGTTAACGCACCCATTGGTTTTGATGCGTTCAAATTATTTGAATTAACAGAGAGAGATGCAACAATTGCAAGTAATATAGATCCTTCGCAACTATCATTATTGAAGAGTGGGGAGACAGCTACAGCTACACTACAAAATAAGGAGCAGCTACAGGATATGATTGGTGGGGTTATTGATAATTTCACCCTAGAGGGTTTCAACACTGTGGGGCAGCAATTATGGGCAAGGATACAGAAAAGTTGGTCAGTCTCCAAGGTTAAGAGGATTACAGGGGAGGATGGGAAGGTGACAACAGAAGAAATCTTTAAAAAGATTAGGCTTGAGGGCATTAAGATTTATGAGAATAAAGATACAGGGAGACTTGAGAAAGAAGAAATTGATGAAAAATACAGTTTCTTTGAAGCTAAATCAAAATATACTAAAACAGATGAGGTTATGGAAGTGTTTATCACTCCAGAATCCAAAAGATCGTTAGGTGATGCGTTCGAGATCCAAAATATGAAAGAGATATTAGCTCAACTAAGTGGATTTATGGTTGACCCGAGTAACGAAGCTATGATGCAGCAGCATCAGATGCCGTGGATTAACGGACCTGAGGTTATTAAAGATTATTTGAGAACGATGAAGAAACCAGAGCGCTATGCTATACGTAATGATCATAGAACTGAGCAAGACGTGAAGATTGCCGAAGAACAGTGTATGGACATGTTAGAGAAATCAGTACCAGGCAGACCAGGTGAGAGTGATGAGCATAGAGAGTATCAGGCTAAGGTATTAATTTCGTTGAAGACTAGATGGAGCGAGATTGATAGAGAGGTCAATGAGGACTTGAATGATCAACAGAATAAAATTGCAGAACAAATGGGTGGTATAGATGAACAAATGGGTGGGGTTGATCCAATGACAGGAATGCCGATGCAGTCAACAATGCCGATGCAGTCAACAATGCCAGAGCCACAGGAGAATCAAAAACTTACAAGGGAGAAAGAAAAGCTCGAGGAGATAATCACAAGGATGGAACAGCATCAGGCTACTGATAGTTTGCCTAAGTTTATGATAAATCAGGCGGCAATGGCACCAATCCAAGGGGCTCAAGGGGGTGGAGCAGCACCACAACCAGTAGATCAAGCAAGCGTTGATGTGCCGATGCCACAACAACCATCAATGCAAGATATGGGTGGTATGGCAGCTGGAGTACCAATGCCAGGATAATATTTTTAAGATGTAATTATGAAATATACGATGCCCTATTCGTTAGAGGTTAGATTATCAAAGCTTACAGATGGGCAATTAATGAATTTAGTTGAATTGGGAAATATAAAAGGTTTTGCCATCCTAGGGGAATTCATACAGTCAGATATAGATGATATTAAGATAGATGTAATTAAGCGAATACGCAAGTACAGTTCTGAGGATTATTATCTTGATGGATATGCTAAGGGTGAGTATGATAGAGGTTTAGAGTACGCGATTATTCCCAAGTGTGCACAGGCGATATTGGATAGACGAGAAACGAAAAGGAGTTGACAACGTAGTCTAAATGCGCTAGATTAGTGAAAATATAAGCATACGGAACAACCGATGTTAGTTAATGTCAAGAAATGGACGTTAATTAACATCGGTTTTTCTATACGAAAAATTGAGTGTACATTAAATTTTTATCTACTATATATGGCGGATAACACAACTGTTGCAGCCCCTGAACTTAAAGCTGTAGTTGAAGAACTACCCTTTACGACAGACACGCACGCAACACAAGTATCAACTCCCAGTGATGATACCACTGGACACGTTGGAGAAACGCAAGAAGTATCGACTACTGCCCCCATTATTGGGACACCAGATGTTAACGAAGAAGAAGAGAAGATTAGAGATGCGCGTTATGCAGGCACCCTCGAAAAAGAACGAGTCGATAAGAGGGCTAAAGAAGAGCAGCTAACAAACTACACTAATTGGATCGCAAAAGATCCATCTCGAACAAAACAAGCTTTGATAGAGATTGACAATATGTCCGAGGCCGAGGCTGATAGTTATGTTAGTCAATTAAGAACAGCAGGTTATTGGGGTGGTTCTACTCAGAACACACAACAACAAGCCATTGCTCCTAATTTTGATTCTAATAAGATCAAAGAGGAAGTAAAAAACGAGTTGAGGTTAGAAGATCAGAGGAATACTGGTTATAAGAAATATTTTGACACAGTACCAACGATGAACCCTCAAAACGTAAAAACTGAAGATATTGACGACGCTAAAGTACTAGCCAATGCAGTTGAATATAGGGCATTACAGATGGTCAACAAGAATCCTGAATTGGATTTTGGAGAAGCATTAGTAACTGCACATAAGAAACTAACAGGACAGAATGACGAACAAATTAAAGCAGCTAGGGAAGCAGGACGACTAGAAGGTTTGGTGCAAACAAATGTATCAAATAGTTCATCAGTCCCAGGCTCGACTGGTCAACAAGTTAAATCTTCGATAGTTAACATTAGTGCATCTGATAGAGCAGCAGCAGATCGGCAAGGTATTGATCCTGCTCTGTATGCGAAATATAAAGGGCAGAAGATTACAATAGTAGATTAAGGGTTAATGATTTTTATCTATTAAATTTACGAATATGGTCGGAGCATTATCACGAGGTTCAAGATATGGATTGCCTGAAACTTTAATGCCAGTCAACTCCAATGTTACTTTAGCTTCTGGGGATTTAGTTAACATCCAAGCTGGACAATTAGAAGTTGTTGATGCAGGAGAAAGAATTTTAGGAGTTATTAAGCAATCTGCAACAAGTGCAACAGACAATTGTCAAGTTATCGTTACTCCAGGATTACAGATAGTCATGGACAACGACAATCTTGTTACAACTTTTGGAGCAACACATGTAGGAACTTATTTCGATACTATCGGTGCGACTGGTGCACAAGTTGTCGATACGTCAACTACAATTGGTTCAGAAGTTACTACGCAATCAGCACAACTCTTATGTTTAGGGTATAACCCACAACTAGGAGGAGACTATGACGCGGATGTTTCAATTGGATTGTTTATGATTTTTGAAAGTGTTTGGACAAAATAATTTATTTAATTTTTTTATAATATAGAACATGCCTTTACCACAACCCCCAATGTCATTAGGCTCATATGCCAATGAGATTGACCCAGCAGTTAGAAATTATTTTATCGAGAGTTACGATCTTTACAAGTCTAAGTTATCAACGGTTGCTAAGGTAATGACTCAAGATAGAAGTTCAGATGTACAAGCTGGAATTTCAGGACTAGGATCATTCCAACTAATTCCTGAAGGAACAAAGTATCCTTTAGATACTTTTTTGGAGACCTATAAAACATCTTTTGTTCAACAAAAGTATGGTTTGAGTGTTGCTGTTACTATGGAGATGATGAAATGGGATCTATCGGGTTCAATGTCTGCTAAGAGCATTGGTTCTGCGATGGCAAAATCTGCTATTAATAAATCAGAAGAATTGATTGCAAGTGTGTATAATAATGGTTTTAACACAAGTTTCACCAGTCTTACCGACTTAAAACCATTATTCTCTACAGACCATACCCGAGTTGATGGTGGGACTTCAAGATCTAATGCAAGTTCTACTTCTATTCCACTTACTCACGACAATTTGAGAGCTGCAATTACACAGATGAGAACTCAAAGAGATAGTAGGGGTAAGATTGCAAGTATCAATCCTAGGATTTTACTTGTACCACCAGCTTTGGAACATGATGCGTTGGTGATTACTAAGTCTGCTAATAGATCTGGTACTACTGATAATGATATTAATGTTAACAGTATGAGAGAGTATACAGGTGGAGAGCTAAAAGTGGTTGTATGGGAATATCTAACATCAACTACAGCTTGGTTCTTGATTGATCCTAATACAAACATGATTACCTACAAATGGGGTGATAAACCACAGGTTGGAGAATTAGATGATACTACTGGTAAACAGGAAGATGTTATTTATTTCAAAGGTCATTTTATGGCTGCAACAGGATGGGGTGATCCACTCGGTGCTTTCGGTTCACCAGGAACTGGTGCTGCTTATGCGTCTTAATTGAGGTTAAACCTTTGGGGATTACTTTAGGTCAAATCCCTTCCTAAACAATCTATTAGACCTTCAAGGATAAATGAAGGGTAGAATATTAAGATTACTTTTTAAAATAAATTTATGGGTATTGCACATTATTCAGGACCAACTGATTCAAAAAGTGGATTTAGAGTGAATGGTGTTCCAGTTAGTAATTACGTTCATGTTTATGAAGATTTTAAAGTGAGCCCCATTACATCTAAAATAGCTGGTGGAGCTGCTACAGGTACAGCAGGAGATTTAAATATAATGGGGTTTGAGAGGAATATATTTAATTATACGCCAAAGGGAACACAAACGATTTTAGCACCAGTTTTAACTGATACAGGTTTAAACATTGCGATGGACCAAACTGATAATGATGGAGTTGAGATAGGTAATTCTGCAATTGATAGAGCTAGAAGTATTTTCACTATTGGAACATCAGACGCATTTTTCTTGAGTGTAAGATTTAAGATTGGTGATGTATCAGGAACAGATGATTGTGCAATAGGTTTCAGGAAAACACAAGCAGCGCAGGCTAATTTCGATGATTACACTGATTTGGCTTCACTGAATGTTATATCTGGTGCAATTAACATTGAGACTGTACTTAATAATGCAGCAACTGTCACAACAGACACAACTAATACTTGGGCAGATGCAGCAACTAAAACAATTACTGTAAAAGTGACTAAGGCTGGTGTTGTAACCTACGAGATTGATGGAGTAGCACCGAAAGTTGTAGCAGCATTCACATTTGATTCTACCGATGTAGTAGTGCCATTCTTTTTCTTTTTAAACGCCACAGATCTTGTGGATACTTTAGAAATAATTAGTTGGGAGTGTGGTTCACAAGAATTTAGAAATGTAGTTTAGTTTTTAATATAGATATTATGTTCAGAGTAACAAATAATGATGCAAATGCGAGGATTAATTGGTCGGGAAGAATAGTTATCGAACCTAATGGTTTTGTCGAAACAGATGAAGATACTGCCCGAGCTGTGCAAGTTGTTTATCCTTGGTTAGAAATCAGGGAAGTCCAAAAAGAAGTTCGCAAGGAAAAGGCAAAACCAACTAAAACAAATAACAAAGAAGTGGTAGAGGTAGAAGAAACTACTTTGGCAATAGAAGCTGAATCAGAAGATTTAAATCCTAAAATGGGAAAGAAAAAGACTGATATTTCTAATACTAGGAAATAAATATGAAGATACGTAATCCAGTAGCAGGAGTCAATATTAATAACACTGATTTGAAACTTGAGGGTGGTGCTGAAATTGAGGTCTCTACTGTTGTTGCGTATAGGTTATTAAATAAGTATGAGTTTTTAGAGATTGTGAATATTGATAGAGGAACAAGTCCGGATTACCTTTGGAGAGTTTTACAGAATAGACCAGGACCGATTAGATTATTTATTCGCAGGATAGGACAGAGAATATCATTTTATGGCAAGCAACTACTTAATACAGAAAGATTTATATGTGATAGGATCGGAAACTCAATCAAGTACATTAACAGCACTTTACGGAGGTAACACCAAAACTATTACCACAGGAGGGATGGCAGAGATTACTTTATTTATAAAATATACTGTTAATGGGAGTTCAGGCTCAAACCGAACTCTATATTTACAGATTGAGGGTGGACCAGATGCTTCTGATTTGTACTTATTGCAAAATTTTGAATATGATTCAACAAATAAAGTTGTGGTGGGTTATGACGATGTGAGGGAGTGGCGAAATAGTGCACCAGGTGTGACATACAAAGAAACTTTTAATCGACCGATATCTTTTAGAAGTTTAAGGATTAGTTTAAGAGAGAGTGGATCATCTAATTTTGGGACAATAAGTGTGCGTTATACATTATCAGGTGTTTAATTTTTAGAAATATTAAATGAAGACTTACACAGGACAGAAAATAATAGATGCAGTAACAGTAACTACTACATCAAGTGCAGTTTCGATTAGAGGAGCAACCAAGGTAATGTTGGTTGGTCAAAGATCGGCGGATGCAGGTGGAACGACAGCATTCAGCGCTACCGTCTCGGTTGATGGAGTGAATTACGTTGCCTATAATAAATGGATTGATAATGTTACTAATAGTAATGTACAAACTCTAACTAGAGTAACATCTAAGGCAATTGCAGCAGCAAATGGATTTATATTTTTAACGATGAGTCCAGAAGATACATTTGCATGGATCAAAGTCACAGTAACAGAAACGGCAGACGGCACGCATTCAGCGTGGTTATATTTAGAAAATGAGGCTTAAAAATGTCAACATTTACAGATATAGGTGATATAGACACAAGTTTTACAGAAAATTACGACGTCGTAATTATTACTTACGATGATGCGAACTATACATATGACGATATAAGAGTAACTTATGATGGCGCAGTAGAAACTAATTGGAATAGCGAGAATGATGTAACAACAATTTTTACTGATTATAATGATATATAATGGCTTATCCAACAACATTAGATAGTTTAACAGATCCACAATCAACAGACAGATTGAATAATGCAAGTCATTCAGTGATACATCAATCAGTAAATACTGCAATCGAAGCACTAGAAGCGAAAGTTGGTATAAATTCAAGTTTAGTGATCATAAGTTTGGATTATCTAGTTAAGAGTCTATCTAGCTCCAATCCTGGACATGTACATACTCTAAGTAAAGGAGCCACGGATGTGACAGCTACAGTTGCAGAGGTGAATAAATTAAGTGGTGTCACCGCCTCGACGACGGAATTAAACTATGTCGATATTGTAACCCCTGGGACCGCAGAAGCATCTAAGGCTTTAATAACTAACCCTAGTAGGGATATATCACTTGGGACTGGTGATATAACAGCTACAATTGGCACCTTTACTAGTCTTTCTGCCCCACTCCCACAAGGTTATTTAATTAATGGGAAACTTTCAGTCACGGTTGCCTCAAGTCACATCACAGTTGCTCTAAAGACATTAGCTGGGGGGGATCCAAGCACAACGGATCCAGTGTATTGTCGAATAGGAGATACAATACGTACTAGGACATCCGCACTATCTGTAACAAAGAACGCAGGAACTAATTGGTTCAACGCTGGAGGTACAGAACTAACTGGGAAGGAGATTGATTATTTCACTTATCTTGGATATAACGCAACGGATGGTGTTGTAATTGGTTTCGCAAGAATACTAGGTAATAAATATAGCGACTTTTCTACCACTACCACTAGCGAAAAATACGCGGCTATTTCTACGATAACTAATGCTGCAAGTACAGACTATTACGAAGTTGTAGGAAGATTCGCAGCAACACTAACAGGAACTAATTGGAGTGTCCCAACCTTTAGCCCGACTAACTTAATTAATAGACCAGTATACGAAACTAGGCTGTTGGACTGGACATCAGCACCACAACCACAAGGGGGTACTTATACGGTAGTCACTGTTCAAAAATCAAAATATCAAGTAACAGCAAATAATAGAATTATAGTAACGTATTTATCAACCGGCACTTTCGGGGCGACCATTAATGAATTTAGACCAACCCTACCTTTCACAAGTGATTTGGGGGGGCAGCCTGGTATATCATACACAGCCGGTGTTGCTGCGGTATCGAGGACTAATAGTGGTATTTTCCAAGTAGTCAAATTTGACGCTGGTAATTTTGCTACAGGTTCACAAGGTTTTGCATTTAATTCAATATTTGATATTTAAAATGAGTTTAAGCTTTTTAGAATTTAAAAGAAGAGTTGGAAAGAATATAGGATACTATACTGACGCAAACGGTTGGTCGGGGACAAGTACTGATGTTACTGAGGCTGATGTTGGGGAGTTGGTTAATGATATTTATAGGAATGAATTGTTCCCTTTATTCGCAACTCAATACCCCCAAGACTTCACTCAAACAGGAACGGCAAATAGTTGGATAGCAAATGGGACTGCAAATGCTGGATTAACTGGAGACACAATTACAACGACAGGTAGTGTATTCACAAATTCAATGGTTGGGTTGTGGCTATATAATAGTACAGATGCTTCTACTGCTCAGATAACGATATATAACAGCGCAACCTCAGTTGATGTTAACGATACTGACATTTCCGATTGGAGTGGTGATAGTGTCTATGTTCTAGGACAAAAATTCAGTTTTGGAGGAGATTTGGGTGATTTATATACAGTTAAATCAGTAGGCTTCAAATATAACACTACAAATGATTTTTATACAACCAGTGAGATCAGAAGCGAGACTGATCTATTTCGGTATGGGAATGAGGTTGGTAGCGAGGCGTTTCCAAGGGTATATCTAACAACACTTACAGTTGGTGGTGTATTGGTAGGAGGGATAGGGATTTTACCTGCATACCAGACAAAGATTACAGATGCGATTAGAATTACTTATGTTAAAAAGCCCACGGTATTATCAGCTGATTCTGATACAGTTAGGTTGCCTGTAGATACTCCGTTAATTTATGGTGCAACTGCACGAGCTTTCGAGTATAAAAAAGAATATGATAAAGCAGCTTATTGGTCATCCAAATTTGAGTTAAGCAAGCCTAGAGCAGTAAGTCAATATAGACCTTTGAGCGTTAGTAGGGGGAATAAAATGAGATTACCTAGGAGATTTGCGGCAATAACTAATAGATATATTTAATTAAATAAATTATGGCACAATATTTGTATCAAGAAGTTATGAATGTTCCAGGACTGAATGGAACAGCAGGAGATAGGCAAAGACAATTATATGAAAGGCTAGGATCTCCTATGGGAAGTTATCGGGGATCATACGACCAGAATATTTGGTTGTTAAATCAAATTAGATCGGGTAATTTAAGTCAGTCACAACAACCTTCAAATACAACTCCACAAGCACAGAATTCGCAGGTAGTACCAACTCCTAGTACCATAACACCTTTTTCACAAGTATTACCTTATGATAAATTGTTCAACCCCAATCTAGTTACGGGTTTAGTTGAGGGCTTTGTGGCTCCCGACATTAATAGAAATAGAGAATCAGGATTCCAGGATTTAAATAGCAACCTTGCAGCAACTGGAAGATTTAGAACGGGAATGGCAAACGTTGATCGAGAGAATTTTGGTAATCAATTTAGTAGGCAATTACAAGAACAAACCGCTGCTGGTGTTGGACAATTTAATAACTATCTAACAGATTATTACAATAACCAATCAGAACAATATTATAAGAATCCATCAACGTATACGCAGGATACTTTGCCAACATTCGATAGTTTTGCAAGTAACAATCCTGGGTTATCAGGACAGTATGGAAACCAAACTAATATACCTAACAGTTATCAAAATTATTTTAAATTCTAAACAAAATGGCTACATCACAAGATTTATACAATGAATTACAAACTTTTGGTAATCAGATGCCTGACTTTAAGACTCAAATTACTCAACAATATGATAATCCAATCTTAAAGCCAATAATACAGGAAGGTGCTAATCTACAAGCGCAATACTTACCTTCGTTATTTGAACCATTTACTCGGATGGGAACAGGTGCAGGTGATATGAGTGCAGCCGCTAAATTAGCAGCTGTGGGTGGCAGTATAGGAAGATTACAAAGCAGGATTGGTGCAAACGCTAATACACAGAATTTTTACGGAACACAGATCAATGAATTAGCGAATAAAGCAGGTCAGAATTGGCAAATGAAAAGAACTGGTATGCAAGATTTATATAATTTAGCATTTCAACGAGAGCAGGCAGATATACAGAATAATATGTCACGACAATCACTAAGAGCATCACAGGCAGCAGCTAATCCATCATTTCCTGAGATGAATTTTCCTGGTCCAAGTCAAGGAACAACACAAGCCAATGACCCAAGATTGATAGCATTAATTAGAATGGGACGGGATCTCACGAGGGTAAGAGTAACTAACCCTAGTCATTGGAATAAGATTTATAATGGATTGAAGATGCTTGGCGTTGATGGTACTCAGATAGATTTTAGAAACTTTAAATTTTAAATAATACAGATGATATCGGATTTAAACGGACTTAATCAAATGTTATCTCCAAAGCCTAGTGCTCCTACGTCTTCTGGGGGTAGTGATCAAGACAATTATAATTATTACAAGAACATGTTTCAGTCCTTTGCTGGTAGCCCAACTGTCCAAAAACAGATCTTGAGCGAGTTTTATTCGTATAATAGTCCCGAGGAAAAGCAGAAAAGAAGTTTTAAGAATATGTTGAATGAAGCTATGTCTCAGCAAAATGCACCTCAGCCTCAATACGATGATTACGGGATGCAAGATCAAGGTGGTGGATTACCACCAGGAACACCAATAGATAATGGTTATGGAGTTGTTGCTCCACCAGGAACTATGGGTAGATATGATACTGCAACTGGACAAAACAGAGTAATCGCACCAGGAACACCAATAGATAATGGTTATGGAGTTGTCGCTCCACCAGGAACTATGGGTAGATATGATACTGCAACTGGACAAAACAGAGTAGTCACATCAGGAACACCAACTCCTGATGAAACCGAAGGATCATTTGGATTCGGTACAGATAAAGGGAATCTATTCGGAGAGGGTGGATTAGTAGGATCAATGAGCCAACCATTTAGACAAGGGCTCATTAATCCTGCTGCTGCTCTGATACAGTCTGGAGGTAAAACTATCGCAGACGTAATAAAAAAAGCATCTTTTAATGCTGCGGCTAGGGCAGGTAAGATTAAGGGAGCTGAAATACAGCCCGATGGGACTATCTATATAAGAGGAGAGGATGGGAATATTAAAGAGATTATAAATGGGAATGCACTCGAAGCTGCATTTGCCAACTCCGAGAATAACGTACTCAAGCAACAGAAGTTATTAGTGAGCGACGAGGAGAACCAAGATTATACGTCTAATCCAGGTTTAGGCGGCTTAAAATCAGCCGTTGGAATACTATCATATGCAGCCCCAGTAGGAAAGATAGTGCCTGGAGGTACTAATGTTTTAGGGAAGGCTCTTAGTGCTGGTGCAAAAACTGCAATACCAGCAGGTATGTTTGGGTTTGGGACTTCAAGACCTGGAGAGGAAGTTGATAAAACTCTTGAAGCTGCTGGAACAGGATTTGCGTTCGGAGCAGGAACAAATTTATTTGGTCAAGCGGTAAAAGCGATTAAAAATATTCCTAATAACAAAATCTTGAGTTCTATTGATAGTCAGAATCAAGGATTGGCTCAAAAGTATCTTACGAAAGGAACAGATCCTGGGTTGGTTGCGGATAGGTTCAATAATTTAACAAATGCAAGACTCAACTATATTACAGAGAACTTAACGGGGTTAGATCAACAAAGAGCATTAAGTGCTCTCTCGAAAGTTACTGAGAAGACTGATCCTTTTTACAGCACAATAACTAGGCAATTGAAAGCAGTCGAAACTACATTACCTAAAGGTGGGTTCAAAGGGAATCTTGATAAGCTCGGAAAAACAATTGAAGAAAGGGGTATAAAAATTATCCCAGATAAAAATCCAACAGGCATACAAGATGCAGCTTCTTTGAAACAGAAGGTGGTTGAAATCGTAAGATCCGAGAAAGTAGGAGGTGTTGGTGGCGAAGGTATGGGTAACGCATACAAAAAACTATCTGAACGTTTTGAAGAAGAAATAAAAGGTAAAGTAGGAAAAGTGGATGGATTATTTGATAATTGGATAGGAAAATTAGAAGAGAATGGAGTGGATATTAATGATAAGTCTATAGGATCTGTATTTGACAGAATCGTAAATTTAACAAAAGATCCGTCGATGGGGAATATTACAGGAACAATTAAATCGTTAGATAATACTCTAGGTAATGCCTATAAAGCAGTAAACACTGGATCAAGACAATTATCAACAAGTGAACAAGCTAGAATGTCCTTCAGGGAATCATTGAGTGCTATAGTCAAAAATGATTCAAGCGTTTTGGGTGATTTATATAAGAAAATGAGTTTGTTACATCAAGCCGCTCCTGATGTTATAAGTCAATATAACAAAGGTGGGTCGTTCACTTCACCTTTATTATTGGGTAGTTTAAAGATTCCTACGGGGAACCTAGTTAATAAGATTGAACAGAATGTGGGTAGAAGTCTACAAGGTTTCGCTGGAAGATTACCAGGGCTTCCTGGGCTCCCTGGGCTTCCTAAGATTCCTAGTGGTTTGCAAAACTTTACTAAAAATATAAACATCGTACCACAATTAATTAGTACTCTGACTAATAATGGGGATCAATCTCCTATCAGTTCATTTGAGGGGATGCCTATGGATACAAACTCACAAATGGGGATGTCTATGAATACAAACTCAAAAAGGGGGATGCCTATGAATGAAGGTGGTAACACTCAAGCATTGAATCAAGTTCTGCAATATGGATTGTTGAATGGATTTATAGATCCTGCCACTTACAATGCACTGTACAAACAAGACACTACTAGTGATATCTTGAGTGTTACTGAAAAGAAAGCGCGAAATTCAGCTAATATTGCGCTTCAAAATCTTAATAATATGGAGGAGATTATTAAAAATAATTCTGAAGTATTCAATCCGCTTAATATAAAAGGCAGGATTCAAGATCAGCTCGGTGGAATTGTTGCTGACCCTAATAGGGCATATGTTAAGAATAATTTAAATATTCAATTAGCGCAAACTATTAGAGCCTTGAGTGGTACTGCTGCAAGCGATAGTGAAAGGAAGTTCTTGGCTGAACAGCAACCTAATACTAACGATACTGTAGAAGTCTCATTGGAGAAATTGAGAGCGCTGCAAGAGTATGCCCAGAGAGAATCAGACTTTTATAATAACTTATAAAGATTAATAGTATGGCTATTCAATGGATCAACAACCTATCTGCTTCGATTAACCAATCCTCACCTGGGTTATCAGCTCCCAATGAGTTAGAGATATCCGTTAATAATTCCCAGGCTCAATTAGCTAATTGGAGCCATAGGAATGGAGCTGATTTATTCTTGGATAGTATATCAGCGTCAGGGTCAGTGAAAGGTTTACACATGTACCAGAAGGATACTGGGGTGAATTACCTACATATGGTTCACAATGGTAATTTATACATTAATGGAGTAACCACGTGGGCTTCACAGGATTTAAACGATTGGGATACTGCCAGTACTATTAATATGACAAATCATATTAATAGGCACTATATGGCGAGTTCTACGAGTGGAGAGAGATTGAAATATGCAACGGAGACGGGTGCTGTGACAACTGTTACTCCGTGGACTGCAATAGCCTCGTCGAGTTCTACAGCATCCACCCTAATTACGACTACCGATGTTTTTACTGTTAATATGATTGGATTTACTATTTACAATGTTACGGATAGTACTAACACCACAATTATAGGATATACAAGTCCTACAACTGTAACTACAGGCACAGCAATTAATGATACTTGGGACAGTGACACTTTAGCTATCTATCTTGATCCAAAATATTTAGCGGCAAGTGGTGCGTATATGATGATGGATGGTGGTACGACATTTCCTAGGAGGGCTTATATTACTGAGCCAGAGAGTGACACCATTAAACTTGGTTCTAAATACTTTGTGAGTAATCTACCAATTACAGGTATTGAGTCTTTTGGTAATGGTAGGAATTTTATTATCTTTTCGAGAGACGGGTATATAGTAGCTGATCCTCAAAGCTTTTATAATACTCCAGTTGATGGTTATGGTTGTATATCGCATAGAAGTATTAAGATTGTCAAAAATAATTTAATTTACTTAGGAGTTGATACATTCAATGCGCTTCCTTTGAATGCTTCTTATCCTACTGATATTGCAAAGAAGATCAAGAATGATAAAACTGCGGATGCGTTGTTTAATAAGATTGATTGGTCGGTTGCATCAACTTTTGCCTCTGGTAGGAAAGGAGATTTGTATTGGTGTGCTGTTCAGAATTTATCTGCTACTGTAAAAGGTCAGACAATAAATAATGCAATATTTATAATTGACACCTCTCAGAATAGTTGGAGGGTTGACACTTATGCGACTGGTGAATTGGCTTCTATTATGGCTGAATTTACTAATAGTAGTGGTGTAACAGATTTATACGCTGGAAGTCTAAGTAATGGTACGGTTTACAAATTAGATACACCTGGATTATATAGCGATGACAATAGGTCAGGTACTCCTGTAGCGGTTACTGGAATGATTAGGGGGTCATTTCTAAAAATGCAGAATAGGAGAACTGCTGAGCCGTTATTGAAGAAAATACATAAAATATACCTAGAATACACCTCTGCCAGTCCAATAACTGTTAAATACTCAATTAATGGAAGTTCAACTTACACCACATTAGCTGAGACTTTTCCTGCCTACTCCACGAATTTATGGACTACAAACTTTTTTAATTTTGGAATTGAATGTTTCTCAATTAGTTTACAGTTCGAGTGTGCAGGAGATTACGTTATCTATGCTTATGGATTAGATATTGATTTTAACAAAGGTGAAGGCATTAAAGGACTATGAACAATGATAATTCAAACATTAATAGTTTATATGATGCAGGATTTAATAGCTTACTGGAGAAGACTTCCAATATCGAGATAAATGATGGAGATAAGCTGTTAGCCAGTGATAAGATTGATTTAACAATATTAGATAAGAAGACTAGTCAAATTGTCAAGACTGATAAAATTATAATATTGAGTGGTACTTATGACATTCCGACCCAGGTATCTACAGCTCAAAAAGTATTTAATCACGATCTAGGTTATGAACCTGCTTTCTTTGCTGAGTGGAGTACAGATGATAAAGTTTACCATCCGATTCCTTATAACAGGAACTACTTTTCCTTGGGGGGATTTGATGGATTTTATGGGATAAATGCCAGGGTAACGGCGAATCAATTCATAGTTGATGTGTATGCGAATGTAACTTTAGTGATTACATATCCAATTCATATAAAATACCATATTTTAAAAGAAGACCTCAATGAACAATTCCTTAGTTGATAAAAATTCTACTAGCGTTACAAGAGAAGAGATCTATTCTGGGGATTCAACTGTTTTTCAACTGAGTGATATTCGTAATTTCAAGATATATAGGAAAGACAAGGCTTATATGAGAGGTAGCACTACACTTTTGAATATTCCCCACAACTTAGGTAGCGTACCGGCGCATTTAATTTTTGTTAAAGGTAGTGGATTACCAACAGGGAATAATAATGTACCCTATTTTGTGAATGACGGAATTAATAATTTTAGAGTAGAAATGGCTATTAGTGATAAGAATATAGAGTTTGTTAGAAATTTTACGACTTTTGATATAGAGATCTCGTTTATTCTATATAACCCTTTGATTGCAATATGAACACTCAATTAAACAGATATAACTTAGGTGTAGATGCACAATTAAGTATTATCCAAAGTCGCAATCCCTTGATTTTTAAAACGGATACAGTTACACTAATCAAAGATGTTGGAGCAACCACTGCGAATTATTATATTGACCACAACCTAGGATATATTCCTGCCCACCACGTTTATTTTACAAACGGTAATGATTATTATAGTAGAGTACCCTATAACACCATAATTGCTACAGAGTTTGATTTGAATTTATTGGTGGATATGACGGAGATGAGACTTACTATTATAATTAACATGGCATCAATCTCGGGAATGGTAACCGTACCCACGAGAACAGTTACTTTTAAATATTTTATATTAAGGGAGCAAGCGAATTAAGATGAGCTACTTCGATCCAATACCAACATCAAGTACTGGGACTGCTAGTAACCCAACGGTTACAAGCAGTGTTCCATACGCAATTAAACTAGACGACACTAGTACTAGTAACGTTACCTATGTTGCGGAAGCAGCGATAGCCTCACTAGGGTCTGCTGCTGTATGGAGAATTAAAAAACTTGATGAGGTCTCAGGTTTAGTGATAACTTGGGCAGATGGCAATGCAGATTTTGATAATATTTGGAATAACAGGACGTCTATTTCTTATTCATAAACATATGTGGCAAGCAAAAATAATTGAAATGGATAAATTGTTGGTTAATGATCGTAAATTAAATGTAGGGGACATAATATAATATGGCAACATATGCACTTGTTACAACAGGAAATCTATCTGGAACAATCGCAAATCAGATAAGCGGTGGATCTGCAACCATACATGCGAGTACAAATACTAGTGTCCCGACTGGTACGGACGTCTTCGGAGCTACTTTTACTGCCCCGAACACAACAGATACAAGTAAAGGTGTATTTTTTTACCTGGCTGACAAATCTACATCCACATCTATTACAATTACATTACAAGAAGATATTCTAGGTACCGCTACATGGTTAGACACCGCAGCGGTAGCAGCAATAAATTCTAGCGACTTACCTTTAGCCGTAGTGGGATCGACCAATACAGGACGTGCATATGGGCAATTCGTAACACCATATGTATACGCCACGACTGGGGCGAACAGGTACAGAATTAAGTTCCGAGCGGCAGGTGCGGCTATTGCAACTGCTCAAGCAGGAAGCGGTGGTACGATATGGTATCAGGCGGTGGATAGCAGGACAGCAACAGCAGGTGCGGCGGATACTTGTTTTCTTTCGGGGATTAACGGTAATACAACACCAGTTGTAGTGACGGTGGATTCTAATGTCAGTACGTTCTTGGGTTCAAATGTTGCCCTTGCCACTCCTTCAAATTCGAGGGTAGACAATTGTGGTTTATACATAGGGATCGGAGGAAAATTAAAAGCATCCACGTCTGCTTCTGCGATATTGACCTATAATGGTCCAATTATCGTGGATGGGGACGGCGAAATTGAACAAGATATGTCGAGTGCTGGCTCGTTCGAATCTACATTCAGAATTCAGGCAGTATCGACCCAAACACAAGGGATTTTTATATGTCCGAACGGAAAAGATAAATTCAAAGGTGATCCATTTACCCAAGAAATTGGTTATGTATCGGGGCTAGGGACTGCTGCAAGTCCTATTGTACTATCAGCCGCTGTAACTGGATGGAAGACAGGAAAAGAGATATACATTAGTGCCACTTCTAATTCCGCAACAAACTATAATGAAGGAGAGAAGAGATTTATATTATCCTTTCCTTCAACAACAACAATGATAGTTAGTGCTACATCTGGCGGTGCTGAATCGGCTTTATCATTTACGCACACGACAGCATGTGATATTGTCTACGCACACGCTAATGTAATAAGAGATAGCGTAGACACTAAGACGTGGAAGTACTCCAATGGTGCGATAGTGGCAGGATATACGGTTTGGGATTCATTCAAGACAGATCTGACAGGTGGTAACAGTTTATCAAATGGGATCGTGCTTAGGGCAACACCATTTGGAGGGGCTATTACAAGAATTACACTCGGAAATGGTGTTTTCTATAGAACAGGGAGAGGAGATCCAGTAATCGGGGGCAATTTAGATGCAAGTATTGCGAGCTATCCGAATCTAACCTCGCTGTACTGCACAAGTGCTATCTCGCACACATCTGGGAATGGATTCTCAATCACGCAATCCAATGTAATAATAGATAATTTGTATGTGGGTGCCTCACAAGGTGTTGGGATAAGTCTAAGCGGTGCATCTGGTGTTGTACTTAATAATCCGACACTCAATGCGAATGCAATCGGCATATCTGGTTCTGTTGCGATAAACACAGGGGGATCAAATAACAAAATTATAAATGCAAAAATAAATGCGACGAGAGGTTATGGATTATTCTTCAATAATGCAGAGGATATCTTTTTCACTAACGGTGGTAATGGCAATAATGGAATTAATCAGTCAGGTAACATGCTATGCGGAACCACACATAACAAGGTATATTTCGAAAATATGACAGTTGGCTCTGGAACTCTAATAGCTAGTTATACTCTAATGCTTAATGGTTCTGAGATTAATTTCCAAAAACACAATGCCACGGATAATTATCATTTTTGGTTTACGCCGTTTGGCAAGGCAGAATTAACTGGACTTACAGGATGCCCCGATGCAACAACATCGGCAAACGGCAATCCAACTTTAACTATCACGCCAGAAAGTACATCACCTGGATTTATTTGGAATTTTCAGTCTTTAGTGCGACCCAACAGCTCGGCATTCATATTATTGAAGAACCAGAAGAATGTTACTTATGGCACAGATGTGCTAACGCTAGATTTATATTTACCGGGCTCAACTGTTGCAGATAAAACTGTTAATGCACCAAACGATACTGTAGAAAATACTCTGGTTTTGTCACAAAGTTATACAGGTATCGTGCCACTTCTTGCCAGTATAGAAATAGTAGCAAAAAGTGTTGCCGTCGGTGCAAAAACTAGAATCTCTAATATATATAATGGAACCAACGATATTATTAATTTAAAAACTTGGTATAGAGGAAAACCTGCTACAATACAGTTTGAGCAGTTAGGAGATAGTCAGGCGGTTTGGCAGGTGCCAACGGCAACGCTTACAACATCTGGCACAACAGGGAAATACTTAACTAAAATATTAACATTGGCTAAATTCATTGGTCTTAAATAACAAAAATGAATAAAAACATGCAACCTGAAGTCTTAAATGAAAAGATAGAAAATATAAATGTAAATATTAAAGATTTTAAAGAAAATACTGGAAGGTCCTTTGAGGATCTAAAGGGATTAATTAAAGAGTTTCAATCGGATCTTAGTCTTCAAATCAGATCCACTAATTTACGCATAGATCTACTCCATGGCACATTGGAACAATCTAAGGCAGACCGAAGGGAGCTACACAAAGAGGTGGACGCCCACTCAGTTAAAATTACCGCAGAGGAATTAGTTTTAAAAGAATTAACGGATAAGATAGTCAAGTACGAGAATAATGTGAGAGGAGCAAAATCGGTGTACTCCACGCTTTTATCTATTATCGGATTTGTTGGTGTAGCTGTTGCTGCAATTCTTGGTTTATTATCCTTAATTGGGAAATTTAATATTAGTTAATTATACATGGCTAGACTAACAGATCTACAAATTACAGCTTCTTATCAGGATCATCTGAACTGGGGAAGTCCATATCCTGGTATAGATTTTGGCGATAGTGGGCGCGAAGGCTTCGCAATATCACCACTTTTTTCCGGGCGGTGTATTTTTGTGGGAAAAGACAATGCCGGGGCTAATTATGTAGTTGTAGATTCGGGTGAAGAAGGTCATTTCTACTATGTACACAACAAACAAAATACTGCTTCTTTGGGTCAGTGGCTAGATTGCCATTCGGACATTGTTGGATTTATGGGCAGAACAGGAAACGCAAGTGGACCACATTGTCACGTTGGCAATAAGGTCAATGGTAATTATATAGATTTTGGTAATAAACTAGCAAGAGCTTATCCTAATCCACCAGATACCGACTCCAATTCTTATAAGTTATTCAATACGGAAGGTGGTAAGGTAGCATCATACCAAGAAGAGTCTCAAGCTTTTGCGTATTATCTTGATTACAGGGCTACTAGAATCATGTATAATAATCAAAATATTACTCAACAATTTGATAACATGGCAAATAAGCTAGAGGGGGAGATTCAGAAATTACAAACGCAATTAGATATCTTAAATGGGACAGTGAAGACCCTTCAAGGAAGTCTTGACAATGCTAGTACATCGAATATGGGACTCAAAGTTGAGAATGGGAAATTAAAGAAAGACATAGAAGGTGTAGAAATTTTTAAGAAATCGCTATTTTTTTCTCTTTATCTGTTATTTAAAAGAAAATGAATTTAATTACAATTCCTATTGCTAGATTTTACAACTGGTTACCTGATCGAGTTAAAGTATATATATATACTGGTTCTTCTGTACTTTTTTCTACTTTTTTAGGTTTGCTTACAAGAGATATTTTATCGCTAGAATTTTCCAATGAATATATGGTCGCTTTCGTTTTATTTGTTACTGGGCTTATTAATCAGATTCAGAAAGAAGTTGTTGAAGCAGGTACTAAGGCTTTAGTGGAGCAAGGAAGTAAGACTACAATCGCAAAATTGGAGACAAAAGTTGAGAATACTCAAGAACTACTTAAAAGAGCTCCTTGATTTAATGCTCTCTCTACAGCATCTATCGTTCTGACAATATAATATTCAGCTCCCTGAGCTTCCACCCATAATTGCATCTGTGCTTGATCGTCTTTTTGTTTCCCAATAGAGGACTTTACTTCAAAGAATATTATACGACCACCTTTGATCACTATTATATCAGGAAACCCCTTGTGTTGACCTTTAGAAATTGATCTATAATGATCTTTATCCCATACGGGCGTATTGTTTGTCCTTTGAATAAATAATTTGCCTAATACCATTTGTAGCAGCAGGTAATCAATAATTGAAGATTGTGCACTGTCTTCAGAAAACAATAGACCCTTTGTCGCTGGTTCGTATGGAGGCTTCTTTTTTACAACTTCCGTATCTAATACCAAGGCTTTTGTAAACATCAATGCGTCAAATTTAGTATTTTTACGTCTCTGATTCTTGTTAATAAGCTCTAGGATGCTCATGCTATATATTCTTAATTATTAAATTATATGGGTAGCTTCCACGTCCATCTCCATCTCCATATCCATATCCATATCCATATCCATTCCCATCTCCATCTCCATATCTATATCCATATCCATTTCCATCTCCATCTTCATATCCATATCCATATCCATTTCCATATCCAAATCCATTTCCATTTCCATATCCATATCCATATCCATATCCAAATCCATCTCCATATCCATCTCCATATCCATATCCATATCCATCTCCATCTCCATCTCCATATCCATCTCTACTTAATGGGCTCCTCATAATATTAATTCTTAATTATTAAATTATATGGGTATCTTCCATATCCAAATCCATTTCCATCTCCATATCCATATCCATATCCATCCCCATATCCATCCCCATTCCTATCTCCATATCCATATCCATATCCATATCCATCTCCATCCCCATCCCCATATCCATCCCCATATCCATATCCATATCCATCTCCATCTCCATCTCCATCTCCATATCCATATCCATCCCCATTCCTATCTCCATATCTATATCCATATCTATATCCATATCCAAATCCATCTCCATATCCATCTCCATATCCATCTCTACTTAATGGGCTACTCATAATATTAATTCTTAATTATTAAATTATATGGGTAGCTTCCACGTCCATCTCCATCTCCATATCCATATCCATATCCATATCCATTCCCATCTCCATCTCCATATCTATATCCATATCCATTTCCATCTCCATCTTCATATCCATATCCATATCCATTTCCATATCCACCTCCATATCCATCTCCATATCCATCTCCAAGTCCATATCCATATCCATATCCATATCCATCTCCATCTCCATCTCTACTTAATGGGCTACTCATAATATTAATTCTTAATTATTAAATTATATGGGTATCTTCCACATCCATTTCCATTTCCATATCCATATTCACTTCCATTTCCATCTCCATATCCACATCCATTTCCATTTCCATTTCCACCTCCATATCCATATCCATATCCATATCCATCTCCATTCCCATTCCCATCTCCATATCCATATCCATATCCATCTCCATATCCATTTTCATATCCATCTCTACTTAATGGGCTACTCATAATATTAATTCTTAATTATTACATTATATGGGTATCTTCCATATCCAAATCCATTTCCATCTCCATCTCCATATCCATATCCATTTCCATATCCATTTCCATATCCACGTCCATATCCACGTCCATCTCCATGTCCATCTCCAAATCCATCCCCATATCCATCTCCATATCCATATCCATATCCATCTCCATCTCCATCTCCATCTCCATCTCCATATCCATATCCATCTCCATCTCCATCTCCAAATCCATATCCATATCCATCTCCATATCCATCTCTACTTAATGGGCTACTCATAATATTAATTCTTAATTATTAAATTATATGGGTATCTTCCACGTCCATATCCATTTCCATATCCATATTCACTTCCATCTCCATCTCTATATCCATTTCCATATCCATCTCCATTTCCACCTCCATATCCATATCCATATCCATATCCATCTCCATTCCCATTCCCATTCCCATATCCATATCCATTTCCACCTCCATATCCATTTCCATCTCCATATCCATGCCCATCCCCATATCCATATCCATCTCTACTTAATGAACTACTCATAATATTAATTCTTAATTATTAAATTATATGGGTATCTTCCACGTCCATCTCCATATCTATATCCATTTCCATATCCATATCCATATCCATCTCCATCTCCATCTCCATATCCATATCCATCTCCATATCCATCCCCATTTCCATATCCATATCCATATCCAAGTCCATATCCATATCCATCTCCATATCCATCTCCATATCCATCTCCAAGTCCATATCCATATCCATATCCATCTCCATCTCCATATCCATATCCATCTCCATATCCATTTCCATATCCACCTCCATATCTACTTAATGGGCTACTCATAATATTAATTCTTAATTATTAAATTATATGGGTATCTTCCATATCCAAATCCATTTCCATATCCATATCCATATCCATCTCCACCTCCATATCCATATCCATATCCATATCCATATCCATCTCCATATCCATCTCCATATTCATATCCAAATCCATATCCATTTCCATATTCATATCCATATCCATATCCACGTCCACCTCTACTTAATGGGCTACTCATAATATTAATTCTTAATTATTAAATTATATGGGTATCTTCCATTTCCATATCCATATTCACTTCCATCTCCATCTCTATATCCATCTCCATATCCATCTCCATATCCATCTCCAAATCCATCTCCATATCCATATCCATATCCATATCCATATCCATTTCCATATCCATTTCCATATCCATTTCCATATCCATCTCCATGTCCATTTCCATATCCATCTCCATCTCCATATCCATCTCCATATCCACCTCTACTTAATGGACTACTCATAATATTAATTCTTGACAATTAAGTTTTCTTGCAATATCCGAACTGTCACATCCTATGCACACTACTAATGTTTTTGGAATCTTTGTATTCATAATTAATCCGTCTGCGGAATCATTATCAGTTATAATTACCGCTAAACTTGCTCTTTGCTTAACGAGATCATCTACAACAACTTGGTAATTAGTACCACCAGAGCCGTTAATCGGATCAACCTCTAATAGATAATCGTTAAAATATAGTATATCTCTTTTTATCCTTCCTCTATACTTGACTAGTAGCCTAGTTAATTCTCTATTTGCACTCAAAGTCTTGGAATTGTCGAAACTACCACTTCTGTCTAGGTAGACAACCAATCTCGGTGATCTCAACTTTACTGCGTAACCTTTCTGAATAAATTCAGAATCTCTCCTGTTAGGTCGGCTGTATGAGTGAGTTACAGTTCTAGCGTATCTGCCTAAATATCTGTCTATCTCGGAACCTAGTGACGGCTTGACTTTAAATTGCTTAATTCGGGATTGTAGGCTTTGTAGATTTTTATCTCTCTCGAACTTCCTTTTATCTTTCTTTAATTCATTTTTAGCATGATCTATAATTTCACTGCTATTTATCTTGTTTTCTGCCTGCACTAATTCGTTAATCCCCACATCCAATATAATGTTTTCTAATATCTTCTTTTGGTTCTTAATTAGTTCTGCATAGAAATCTTCCATATATATACATTTTGGGAATTCCATACAATGCTTTTTTGTGATACCATCTCTTAGTAAGCTTCTTGGCAGGCTAAAAGCTTCTTCGTCTTCTACTGTGTATATATGCTTTGCAATCTCCATATCCATTGCAATATTAAGAATCTTAATATTTACCTTCCCATAACTCTTTTTAATTGCTCCGCCCCTGGTGTTATGTTGTAACCATATATGGCTTAGTTCATGCCTCCTCGCAATTTCTAAGTCCTTGCCAATTAAATAGCTACTAAGATAAATAGCAGTGAAATCTGTATACGCAATCGGGTTTCTTTTTGTTATTATTATTTCTTTAATCATATTTGATGGATTATTTATATTCTAATTGGATATCCTAATTGGATATCCTCTTCCCTTGCTAGCAACAGTTCTTGACAATTTTTGAACTATATCATCCATTCCATTTATTTTAATTAAGGATAAGATACCAGATGCTGAATTGGGTGTTAATAGCCCATAAATAACTTCATCACTTTGCTCATCAATAATGGCTTGTATAGCTAGATCATAGGTTCGCGGACAGCTTAGTCGCCAATTAAATCCCTCACCAACTTGTTCTAGTAAGGGTAACTCTCCAACCTCTATCATCCTACATAAATTGACTACCCAATCTACACTTTTGTATTTGTTTAAAATAAAGGCTTCAAATTCGACAAATTGGGGGGTAGATTCGATAACTGAGAATCTGGACATCATTGCTTGCGATAATCCATCTCCACCTCCCCATTCTGGAGGGTTTGCTGCTGCAATTATGTTTATTCTCTCAGGTAATCCAAAATCAGATGGGTGCGTAATTAATGTTAACAATGTGTCGGCAACTTCTCGCCTAGCTTTGTCAATTTCATCTAAAAACAAGCATATAGTTTTGTCTTGTGGCTGTTCTTGTAGTCTTCTAATAAATGGTGGTATGGTTCGGAATTCATATCTTCCTTCTCTGTAGGGCAATCCTGCTACATCTTCTTCTGTCATAGCTGATAAAAGAACTACTTCAACAACGTCATAACTCGATCTTACTTTGGCAGTCTTTCCGATCCCAGGTGCTCCGAAATACAATATTGGTGTTTTCATATTAATTTTTAATTATTAAATTATATGGGTAGCTTCCACGTCCATCTCCATCTCCATATCCATATCCATATCCATATCCATTCCCATCTCCATCTCCATATCTATATCCATATCCATTTCCATTTCCATCTCCT